GCCATGACTTTACACATAACCTCCCGGGCATTGGCTGAAATATACCAGTCCGTGTTTTTTGAGCAATTAACGGGAGATGGCGTAGATGATTGAAAGGATATCGCCAAAGACCTTGGCGGTAGGTCCATCAAAATACTTTTCTGCGTATTTGCTGAAATCCTTTGACACCTCTTTGACCTCCCTCATTATTCCCTGACTTCGGTACACTTGCACGATGAAAGCCGATGCCATCCGAATTGACTTGAATTTACGGAATGCGTTAATGAATGCCCGTGGGTTTTCTTTATACAACTGGGCGTAAACAACCGAAAGGTTGGTGAATGTTTCAATTGTTACCTCGTCCAATCTTTGGGCTATCTGTTCAATGGGTATTTCCTTGGCCATTTGTTAACTTGTTTTTGTAGGTAGGCGGCATATTGTAACTCAATGTCCAGTTTTTCGTCTGCGGTCAATTCCTTTTCTATTGGTTTTATTTCCCCGTGTTTTGGTCTTGCCCATTTTCGGTATGCATTCATAATTGACGCAAAGTAAAGGGGCGAAAAGTTTTCATAGCATTTGACATCCTCAACATCCAAATCCCCAGCAATGGCAAGATCAAAGGCCAACCGAATTTCGGACGGGGTGTGTCCTCCATAGTTGTTGACTATAAACTGCAACAAAACCGATTTTTCCCGGTCGTTTGGTACATTGTTGGCCTTAATTCCTACCAATACCATAGCATATCGGAGGGCTTGTTTTAGTGGCTCAATATCGGTCAGATTGCAAATCCGCTGATCAGTCAGGGCCGTTTGGAACTTTGCGACCTCACCATTTGGCGAGGGCTTCGATACGGGCATCGCTGGTGCCAGTCCGATTTGGACCTTGAGGAGTTCGTTGAGTTGGTGCATATTGTTTGCGTTTAAAAATACCTTGGTAGTTCATTTCCATCGAATAGGTCAGCATATCAACGGCCTCGGCCTCGTTATTCTCTGACTCCCGTACAATGCGTGTCAGTGCCATTTTAAGGCCCATTGGCTTGTACTTTGGCAATTTCCTTTCCGTTCTATACTTCAACCATTCGGCCCATTGTTGGGCAAATAAATGCCCAAATGGGAGTTCGTGGTCAAATATCTGGGTTTGTTTGCTCATTTGCTTATCGTTTAGGCATTCCCCCTCTATATCCGGGCAAGGGGGGTCAATCGAAACTAACCTCAACTTGCTCAAATTACAGAGGACAATCAAAATGACTTTTTTGCCATTAGCCAGCGTCCTCGGTCACTCGGTTCCAGTCCGTTCCACCCTATCCGGTGAGGGGTTTGTCACGGCTTTACTATGCTTGCCCGTCTTGGGTTGTCAGGGGTCGACATTGCCCAAACTTTGTGCCTACGTATTGAACTAACCGAACGATTTTATTTGCCATTGCTGGGTGGCTGGATAAAACCGGGAAAAAACCTATTTACGCAAAAAACCGACCGAGGTTTGGCGACGACAGCCTCCCCCCAATCGGTTTGATATCTTTAAAACAAAGCAGCATTGCTGGTCGTCCTTTGTGGTGCAATTATACGAAAAATTCCTTTCTTGACCTAATTTTCAGGACTTTCTTATCAACACTTCGCCAGTGGTAAGCCGAAATACGTTCGAAATTGACCGATTCAACCATTGGATCAGCGATTTCCACCAGTTTGTGATAATAAGGCATGAAATATGGATCGTCAACTTCAAAGTGGTTTTCAACTATTCTGGAATAAAGTGACACCATTGAGTGATCTGAATACCCACACAAATGACCAACAGTTACGGCATTTAATGGGAGTCGTTTGTAAAGGTAATGGGCCAAGGATTGCCGGATAAACGAAAGAGACAACCCATTTTCGCACCTTCTACGTTTCTTTGAGAATCGGTTTTTGGATAGTTTTTCCCTTTCAACACCCATTTCCTCGCAGTATTTTTTGACCACTTGGTCAGCTAAGTCATAAAATTGTTTCATATTGTTCAATTGTTTTGAATATTTGAAATGCCACTTGTGGAACTATTGCGTTTCCTCCGGCTTTGATTGATTCGTTTCGCCATTTAGAAAAGGTAATTCCGTCCAATCGGTCGGAAATCCCATCATTTCCAAAACAAAGTGGGGTGACAGATGGGAACGAGTGCCATTGATTCCGTTTAATACTGAATTTAGATCGCTGTCCCCTTTCCAATTTTCCGATGGCCATTTTGGTACAAAATCCGCTGCTCTCGGTGTCGGTAAAAGTCCCCTCACTTGTAATGTTGCAAACAAATTGCTGTTCCCCTTTATTCCCGACTTCCGTATTGGTTTTGCCACTCCTTCCTTGCTGATATGAATCTCGTTGTTTGATTGACTTTCCCCAATTGCCGAAGCGGTTATTGTGGGCAACAAACCAAACCCTGTCCCTTCGGTGCGGTGCGCCAACGGACGCAGCTGGAAGTACATACGGCCATACTTGGTACCCTTGAGCTTCCAAATCAGATTGCACTTCGTGGAATACCAGTCCCCCGTTCCAATTAACAAGGCCGAAAACGTTTTCGCCAATGACCCAGCGTGGTTTAACCTCTCCAATGCATCTAAGCATTTCCGGCCAGAGATGTCGGTCATCGTCTTTGCCTTTTCGCTTCCCGGCAAGGGAGTACGGCTGGCATGGGAATCCACCGGTGAGAATGTCAATGGTATTTGCATATTTTGTAAAATCGGTTTTTGTTATATCGTGGAAGGACTCGGCTTCTGGCCAATAGTGTTTCAATACCTTTTGACCAAACTCGTTCCATTCACAATGAAATTTGTTTTCCCATCCCATCCATTCGGCTGCGAGGTCAAAGCCTCCAATGCCTGAGAATAGTGAACCGTGGGTCATTTGATTAGTTTGTAATTGGCAAAGGTTTTGCCATTTTTGGTTATTGAATCCGTGAAAATTCGGTGACCAGCCAAGCGAAGGTCAGAAATGCGGGCCGCCAATCGAAAACAACCAAATCTGTTGAGTGCGTCAATTGGGGTGATTCCTTTGCCTTTAGAAAGGTAGTTGAGAATCCTTTCGGTTTGTGTTTTGTTTGCCATTTGTTTTGTGTTTGGTGATTATTTCATTTAGTTCTGTTCTGGTCCATTTCTTTACTTCAAATCGGTGTTTTTCCAACCATTCAACCATTTCCTTGCCAATCTTCATGATCAGGTGCTTTCGGTAGCCAATTAGATGGAACTCATCAAAGCCGTTGCACCGCTTACATTCCCCGTTCACGTTATATTCGTTAAAGCGAAGGAATGACCCACCTTTGACGGGTACATAATGCCCGGCATCCATTTGATCTGTCGGCATTGACCTAAAACATGAGATGCAAGTGAAATAACCGTTTCGACTATCCCGTTCCCGAATGTAGGCGTTGAATATCCGTTGGGCTTTGGCGGTCAATTTAGGGATGGTTTCAAGTGCCATAGTTCAATGATTGAAATTCAGTTTTTCGGTAGGAAATAATGGTCCGTAAAGCGTCCAATTGATGGGTGGCGGTTGCGTTGATACGATCCAACCAGTTGACCAAATAGTTATAATCTTTGGCGGCTGATTTGACATATTGATTAATCGTTGATGCACTCAACTTGTCATTGAATGCCCGGTCAATTGCCAAACCGATTTCGCCATTGATAACCTGATCTTGGTGGTATTTTGCCTCCGCTAAACATTGACCCGACTGGGCCACAAGGATTGCCAGCAATTCCATCCGTTCCAAAAGTTGGTCCGGTTCTTGGCCGGGCCTTGTTTCAAGAAATGTTTGGAACCGCTGGGCCTTGGCCTTAAGGTCATCGGGTGTCATTTTAGAATGGGACATCCGTCTTCGGTTTGAAGGTGTTGACCTGAATGTTGTGTTTTGTGCCATCCTTTGACACCAAAACAGTCAGTTTAATTTGCTCGGCACCTTTGTACTCGGATAAAAGGTTTTGATTTTCCTTGCAATACTGCACCAACTCTTTTGGATCAATCACCAATTCGGTCACTACAAAATCAGGTGCATTTTCTCGCGGTTTAAAGGCCCGGATGCCTTTGGGGAATTTTTGTTCCATATTTATTGTTTAATCGTTAAGCCAAGATAATTCAGCCAAAATGTTGTCCCAGTTAAGTTCTCGGACTGCTATTTCAATCAATTGTGCATCACCACTATTTGGCTCAATGCCATTGAAATCAATGATGTCAATGTCAAATTCGGCTGGTTCTTCATGTGTGCCTGAAATACAATAGTAACTGCATTCGACATCGTATTGTTGAGCCACTTCGGTTCCATCTTCCAATTCGTCCCATAGTTCAACGGTTACCCATGTGGTGCCTTTCATTTTGCGAGTTTTTTGAGGTGTTTGGAAATCTCCTTTTGGGTTGGGTTCTGGACCTGATCCAATGGGAGTTGGCGTTCTTCCAATCGGAATTGGAGTTTTTGATAATAGTCGTAAGATGGGCAAAGGTCAATCGCCTCAAAAGCCCGTTCACGTTCTTCATCATTCATATCCGTGTTCCAAACCATTTTGCGGAGCAATTCACGTTCTCCATCGGTCGGGTAGTTTTCCTCCGTTGGCTTTGCATTGAAATCCATTTCCTCGGCTGGGGTAGCCTCAAATCCTGCTGCCTTCATAATCCAAGATAATAGGTTGCGAAATGCCTTGCCCGTGGCCCGTGTTTGAGCCAT